GGTGTGATATCCGTAATTAGATCGGAAACGTCTTCAGCTTTGCCGACCTGATCATAAGTTGTAAAAGTTGCCATTTGATTACTCCAATCTGGCTATGGGTTGATTACTCTTCCCACCGACTCATGATTGCATCAGCGATATCATCCAGATCCCTTGAGTTACGAAGTTTAGACTGGGCTTCTTTAGCCTTAGCCATGCGCCTGTCAACTTTAGTTGTAGGAGCTTTCTTACTTCGTAGCACTCTTTGCTGTTGTTTTGCAGTCGTCTTCTTCTTGACGGCAACCTTCTTACCTTGGTCAAACATCCTGGCTTTGTTCAGTAACTTGATCACGATTGGATCTACATACTGATCGACCTGCTGCTGGGGTAAACCCTCAGATACAGCATAAGCCCTGATGTCGTTGTACAGGTTGTTAGACCAGTCTGGGATCTCCGTTTGAAGAACCTTGACTGCTTCTGACGCCTGTTGTTTTAAGGCTTGTTGTTGCTGCTGTTTTAATTCACCGTAAAAGGCATCAGCTTCTGATTGTAGAAACTTAATGTTCTCTTCGGCAGCCTGAGCTTCCTTTCGCAACTGTGCAAAGTCTGATGCTTCCATTGTTCTGGAAGCAACAAGCATATCCACGTCTGCATAAGGCTTGTACTGCTCTTGGGCTTTCTCAAGCAACTTCTGCATAACCACATGGGTCTTTTCGATATTCGCGTCAGCAATCTTTCGTTGCTGGGCTACGTCTTGAGACTTTCGAGTTAAAGACGCCTCTTGACCGTAGAGCCGCTTCAAGTCCGACACAGATACTTGTAGATCTTCGCCGTCAACGGTGACATTAACAAGTGAGTCCTCAGAAAGTACTTCAGCTGTTTGATCAGCTTCTTCTGTATCATCATCTTGTTCGTCTTCGTCTTCAGCATCTTCAAGGTCTTCGTCATCATCGACTTCGACTTCTTCGATAGCTTCGTCTTCATCATCAAACAGTTCACCTTGGTCTGTCTCATCGACTTCGGTGGCTGCTGCCTCTTCCGTAGGTTCTGAGTGATCCTCTTCAGGACGCTCTTCCCATCCGGCTAGAATGGCATCTGCAGCATCATCCACATCATTCAGGATGCGCTGCTCTTTCTGGGTTTCATTTAAGTCGCTCATAGTAGACTTATTCCCCTCCGCTGTTGTTGCGAGAAACGATGATTTCGTCCCTGACGTTTACTCGCTGTTGTAGAGTATGGACGATATCAACCAAGGCACGGTAGAAAGCATAAGCGGTTTCACGCTCTGCTGCCTGATCCGGCTTTGTTGCTGTAAATGAACTAAACGTGGACTCGACAAGACTGTTAATAGTCCTGTTGAATACATCGTTATCAAGTAAGACCTCAGCGTCATCGCCAGCTGCGATCAGTTCATCATCATTCATTTTGCTCTCCTTTGGTTGTTAGGATTTACGCATCTTCTTTGATGCTTTCTTCTTAGCAGTCTGTTTGGCTGCTGCTTTCTTGGCCTGTTGGGCTAGCTATTCCACGGACTTCTGTCGATGACTTCATGAGAATATCAAGTTCACCTTCGTCTATCCGTCTCTTGTGAGCGAATTGCTCTTCCTTCAGATCCATCTGGTCAGACTTCAGTGAATGATCAGCCTGGGCTTTCATTGCGTCTAGCTCAGACTTCATCTGATCCATCTGCATTTCAGCTTGTGTCCGTGCTTCAGCCAGGGCTATCTGGCGTTCCTGGATTTCAAGCTGTTTCTGAGCCATCTGCATCTGCATCATCTGACCTGGGTCAGGTTGTTGCGGTGGCAGTTGATCCGGCGGTGTCAGATACTCTTCCGCATTAAGGTATCCGGACTGCTCCATGATCTTGGTCATCAGCTTGTATCGGTTTTGCGGTGTATAAAGAGGCTGCAGCATAGGGTCTTGACTGAACAAGCTATGCATAGCCATGAGCTTCTGGGCTTCACGCTCTTGCTCACCATAACCTAGCTTTAGCTCTACCATCACGTCTCTACGGTCTTCTAGTGACGCCGGATCGATAGGCACAAAGTTACCTGCAATCTCAACGATACGTTCTTCTGTCTCGTTCTCGACAATAAGTCTGTATGTTTCCAGCCACAGCTTTCTGATGAAGTTGTTTGCAAAGTTCCTGGCTACAATCTTCTGCCGCTGTTGTGACATAGTCGCCAGCTGTTCGATCATCGCAGCACTGTTCTGCTTGGACACAGCGTCTTTATTCATGCCCTTGGAAAGCTGTGATATCCCTGTTGTATCTTCCAGGTCTTCTTCTAATAGCTTTAGTGTCTGGAATATAAATGGGTTAAGCGGTGCTTGCGGCAGCGGAGAGATAGCATCAGGTCTGGACGTGTTTACGATCCCACCTACCCTTGAGTCAATTAGCTCCCTGGGGTTTGTTAATGCGCCTTTGACAACCATGTATCGAGGGTTATTAGAGATCACCGCATGGTCTAGAATTGACCTGGTAAGTACTGACCTGGCATTCTGTGTGCTGATAACCTTCTCAGCAAAGTTACTACCAAAGAAAGCATGTGGTATCGGCAGCGGAACGAAGGCAACGAAAGGCAAGCGGTCTACCTGCTCGATGTCGAGTAATGCATTACCTGCTTTGACTACACGGTGTAGTTCAGCTTCACCTGTTCCAGCAACATCCAGCATCATATATGCTTCGTAGACCATCACGTTGCGAACCTGGTCTTGATAGTTATCAGCGTTGAAGCCGCGGTCTGCGCCTACGTCTTCATGCCTGGCTAATACTTCAGGATCTGTCTCACGCTCTACGTCTTCATGATCACCGATGTTTGCAATGACTTCTTCATCATAACCCATCTGACGTAACTCAGTGATGGTCTTACGCATCCGGTGGGCGCAGAAGTTAATATCATTCATAGATAATGACTTGGCTTGAGGCTCGATCACGAACTCTTCAGGGGCTATAGCCTCTACCTTGACCTGGCTTGTGTCTTTCTCGACAAACAACGTGCCGGAGATCAGACCTAAATCATTCTCAGTTGACTCCCCAAGCTCGATGCCGTCTTCCATCAGTACTACGTCTAGTTCATCCGGCGTGACCTGTTCGAACTCACGCTCAATAACGTCTGTACTGGATTGCCAATATACTTTTGCTAGACCTACTCTAGAGGTTAAGCCATCGTGTATAACGCTGTTAAAGACGTTATAAGCGTCATTCTGGCGGTATAGGACGTAGTCAGTATACTTTGTGGCCATCTCAGCTAAAGGCACGTCCTGGGGGCTTTGAGGGGCAAAGCGAACAATGTTATTCCCAGCTGAGAATGTCTCTAACAATGATGCTTTTAGTGACTCGACAGAGTTATAAACATCCTGGCTGACATACTTACTGTTTCCGTCATGGGTTGGCTTTGGTGAAGATGCGTTATAATAGCTGGTGACAAGCTCACGCTCTCTACTAATGTCGCTGTCATAATATCCCACGGATCTGTGGATATTATCATCGACCAGCTTTAGTATCTCGCGGTCATTTAGTTCTTTGTAATCATCCATTATATCATCTCTATGTAGTGATCATCATCGATTTCTACTGGTTGCCACGCGGCTTCATGAACGTGATTAGCCAGGGCTAGGCTCATCACACAGTCATCAAAGCAACCTGACTCAGCTTCCATCGCCCCTGAGTTAGTTACGATGTAGGTAAGCATTTCGCGTATTGTGGTTTTGTCATTAAGTTCTAGGTCTTCTTCGCGCATGGACGCCCGAAGCTCGTCAATCACAAGCGGTTTAGTCTTTGCTGTTGTTGTGAAACCAAGTCTGACTGTCTCTTTGTCGGTCAGCTTGTCTACTTGGACATCAGTGTAGAAGTTAGGATAAGCCATATCCTTACCCAGGCGCGTACAGGTTAATATTCCGTGTCCGTTGTTTTCGACAATGATAAACGCTTCATTGTAGTACAGACCAAGTTCATACAGCACTTCCGCGAAGTAGTCGGGGTGGACTTGACCACGCCACACTGAAGTCCCCATTCTTAACACCCATGGCAACATCAGCCCCAATGACATACTGCTCTCCTGGATCGTGTGTGATGTAGGTTGTTAGCTCACCCCTACTGTGATTACGCCACTCACCGCCTTCTAGTGCTAGACGCTCCTTAACGTCCCTGGCTTCTTCCAGGGTTTCTTGCAGCTGGTCAGGGTTAAACACCGGACGACCAGTGGTAAGAAAGGCTTCTTCTGGGTAGCTTGGGTATTCCTGGCGAAACAGGTCATATCCGTTCTGTGCAATCTTACGTCTTCTAAACATAAGTTGCTCATCGTCTAAGTCGTATTTATCGACTAGCTCTTCTTCGTCAGGGGTAATCTCGAAGTTATCAGGGACTGGCTCACGGTACTCTGGATCTGTATACCAAGGGATGAAGACTGGGACATAACCATTAGTTCCTTCTACCGCCCCTTTCCAAAGGTCATAGAATACACCACTAACGCCGTTAGCCGTGCTTTCAATATAGACAGCAGTATCCTTAGTGTTTGGTACAGCCTGAGCAAGACCATTCCAGATATCTTGCTGAGTACTCTTAGGCCAAAAAGCAAGCTCAGAAGCATGAACGTGAGTAAGGGTCTCACCGCGTCCAACACTATCACCGCCAGCTGTTGCAACAACATATGATGAGTCGAGGACATCGAATGACAATTCCCTTCGAGAGCTATACTTAGTTGATGGCTTTAGGATATCAGGGCAGTGCGTATGATATCTTCTCGTCATATCAAACAAAGCTCTTGTACTGTCGGCGTGGTGCGTTACCACCATAGCCTTTTGCGCTTTACGTTGGCTGACTGAGAAGTAAAGATAACCGCCGACATATGTGGACAGACCTTGCTGCCGTGCTTTAAGAATGATGATGCGGATCTTACCCTCAGTCTGGAGTTGTTCCGTGACTGCTTTGTTTAAGATTTGCTGGGCTGGATTTAAGTCTAGGGGTGCTACCTCTCCTTGCTTTGTCCTAATCTTTAGTGATGCTTTTGAGTAGAACGCAAAGTCTTCACGCAGTCTCTTCCGTCTGCTCTTGAGACACTAAGTTCATTCTTGCTAGCTGGTTTCTGCTTAGTGAAGTCAAGGACTAGCCGTGCAGCCGCCAGTCTTTCCCTGGTCTCGCCAGGTACTCTTAGGATCTCAACAGCTGCTTCTAGTGCCTCTGTTGCATAATTATCTTCTATGCCAAACTTATCTGCCATAACTGATACAATCTCTTTCGCGTTTTGTTTCTCACGTTCCCTGATCGGCTCGATCATCTGCTTACGATAGCCGTCAGGCACTCCGACAGGGCGTCCGGTACTTTTATTACGCTCCTTAGCCCACTTTGCTCTTAATGCTCTTCCTTCGGGTGTTTTGCCTAGCTCCCTGAAGTAGTTTGTCTTCGGAGCTTTCTGAGGATGCTTTAGACCTGTTCTGGGTGGGGCTTTTG